TCCTGCACCGCAATGGTCTGCGTCCCGTCGGTGATCGCCCCCGCGGACACCACCACCATCCCCACCTGATAGCCGCGGGCATCCACCGCGTTGCCGTTCACGGTGCCGTTGGTGCGCACCGCCGGAGCCAGCGACTGCCGCGCGGCGGTGTCGTCGTACATGGAGTCCCGCACGGTTACACCTCGCTCGGAGCGGTCGACGCGGCCGGGGCGGGCGCCGGGTCCGGCTTCGCCTTCTCCGCTCGACGCGGCGGCCGAGACAGCGACCGCCGCTCCCCCGGCCCGGCGGTCGCGGTCTCGTCCCCGGCGCCGGGATGCGCCGCCAACGGGCGGCGCACCTCGGCGGAGTCCCGGTACCGCACCGGCCGGAAGTTGTTCGGGTACCGGCGCACGACCTCGTCATCGGCGGCGAACAGGTCCCCGGCCCCCACCGAGAACGGCACCCGCCCGTTCTTGTCCAAGGAACACGAGAACGCGTCCTTGGCCTGCATGAGGTCAGCCATTCGACGTCCGTATCACTCGTCGGGGTCGCCGCGGCCGAGTCGGCCGGGGGAACGCATGCCGCGCACCTCACCGCCGGACCCGGTGACCTCCGCGAACTCGCCGCCGACCTGCTCGGCGTGCTCGGCGAAGTGCCCCACCTCGGGCCCGTCGAACTGCTGCGGCTTGAGCAGGCCGGGGGCGGGTGGCCGCTGATCCCCGGTCCGGTTGTCCAGCCGCGGGTCGACTTCGAGCGCTTCCAGCTCGTCGGCGGCGGCCTCGGTGACCCCGGCGAAGCGGCGCTTCTTGTCGAGCTCCGCGCCCGACAGCCCGCTCCCGCTCCCGCTGTCCCGGGTCGCCACCTGGCCGGTGCTCGCGCCCTGCTGGCTTTCCGCCGTGCTGCGTTCGGCGCGGCGGCTCGCCGCGGTGCCGCCGGTGCTCTGCGGTCCCTGCTGGCTCTGGTCCTTGTCGTCTGCCATGACTCTGCTATCCCTTCGGTCCCGTGGTCCGGTGGTCCGGCGCTTACGCCTTGAGCATCCGGAATGCGGCGTCGTTGACCGAGTCGGCGCCGTGGCGGACGTAGGCCAGCCAGCCGCGCTGCCCGGTCGGACGACCGAATCCGGTACCGGCGGTGGTCTGCTGGAACAAATGCGGCACGAATTCCATCGTCATGCCGATGCGATCGGCAATCACATAATTGTTGAAATCACCGAAAACCATGACGTAGTCGGTGCCCGCGGCGATGGTGCCGTCCATGTCCTCGGACTCGTAGGCGGGCCGGTTGAGCAGCGTCGTCGGGCGGTCCCCGGCCAGCGCACCCCACAGCTCGTACGTCGTCCCGAACGCGCGGATCATGTTGTAGATCAGGTTGTTGGCCAGCCAGGACGCGTTGCGCCGGTACCGGGCGGGCAGGCTGCCGTGCAGCTTGTAGATGTCGCCGATGGCCAGGGCGGTGTCGGAGGCCGTGGTGACCTCGGAGGCGCCGCCGGTCAGCGAGGGCACGATCCCGGTCGGCATGGCCACACCGGAGCCGACCGCGAACGCCTGCGCCTCCAGGATGTCCTTACCGGCGGCCATCAGCATCGCCACCTCGGCGGTCACGTTGGCCGCGTCCTGGATGGCCTCGATGGAGATCGGGACGAACCCCTGCGCCTTGTAGATGGGGATCGTGGGCTGCGCGAACGTCGTGCTGTCGTCGGAGACCTGCGCGGCTTCCGCGTCGTAGGACCACGCCACCGCGCCGGACGAAATACCATTCCAAGTATCGCCGATAGCGACCACTGTGCGGGCCGCCTGACGAATTTCGTTCACCGATCCATTCGCGGTCAATACAATTGTTGGATCGAGCTGGAAAGGCACTAAATAGCCGCCTGCGCTATCTGTCAATGACATTGCGCGGGTTTGCCGGGAAATGTGCTGAACGGTGGCAACGGCCTGCCGTTCCTCCACGGACAGGTTCGCGACCCGGTCACCGGCCTTGAAAATCTTGCACCAGGCGCGGAGGTAGGCGGGCTGGCTCCCGGCCAGCATGAACCGGGCCAGGTTGCCGTCTTCGTCGTCCCAGCGCTCGATGATGTCCGTGGATGCCTTGCGGATGGCGTCGGTGGCCGCGGGCATCCGCTCGCACGCGCTCAGCGCGCGGGAGTGCCACTCGCGGGCGACCGCATCCGGGTCCCGACCGAACGTGCGCACCTCGTCGAACGCCCACGGGTTGCGGAACCGGGCGTCGGTGATGGAGTCGGGCTCCATGATGGCGTCCCGGTCGTAGCCGTGGGAGCCGTCGTGTCCGCGGCCGTTGCGCTGGTTGTCGAACGCACCCCGCTCGGAGCGCAGATACCCGACGGCGGACAGCCCGTCGGTGGTCTGCCGCACCGCAGCGAGCGCCGCGTCCCGCTCCAGCCGCCGCCGGTGCGCGTCGACGTCCTGGAACTCGATCTCCAGCTCGGAGAAGTACTTGTCGTCCTCTGCGGACGGGTTGTCCAGCTCTGCGATCGCGCCCATCTGGGTGCGCAGATCATGCAGCCGGTTGATCGCCTGGCTATGGGTGAGAGTCGGCCCGCGTCGCTGGCCTGCTGCGTCACGCTCGTCCGGCTGATCGAGGGTGCCGGTGCCCTGGTCCTCGCCGCTCATCGGCGTTCTCCCTGGATGCCTCATCGATTGGGGGCAGGGCCAGGGCAGCGCTGAGCACGTCGCGGTAACGGCTACGCAGATCGATCTTGCGCGCGGTGGGGTTCAGCGGTCGCTGACCGCTGCGAGTCGGTTCCGGCGTGCTCGTCCCTGGCCGCGAGTGCTCCCCGGCCGGGGGCTGCGCGGTGCTCTCCGGCGCGGCGTCACGTTCGTGGGGGGCGGACGGCGCGTGGTCGGCGGCCGGTTCTCCGGTGGTTTGCGGCTCGTGCGTGTGGACCGCAGTGGCGGCCACGTCGGCATTGTGCACCAGCCGGGCCGCGTTTTCGGCCATGCGGGCCAGCTCGGCGCGTCCCAACGGCTGCCACCGGCTGCGCGGGTCCTCCGCGGGCGGGGTCGGGCCGCAGCTGGCGGCGCGCGCCATCTCCGCGTCCAGCAGCGCCACCACCCGCCCGGCCGCGGCCCGCTTGTCCAGCGCGGCCAGGTCGATCACGATGCGGGAGCCGTCGGAGCTGCGGGCGGACACGTCGGTGTCGGTGTAGGCGGGCCACACCACCGGCCCGGCCTCCGACACGGACACCTCGATCAGGTCGCGGCGCAGCGGGTACTCGTCTTCGTCGCCCTCACCCCAGAACAGCTTGTCGAACAGCTCCCGGTCGTCTTTGATCAGGTCGCCGCGGGCGGTGTACCACTTCTCCTTGAGCACCTTGAATCTGAAGCTCATGCCCCTGACCGTCTGAGCGCGGATCGCGTCCGCGAACGGCGCCGTCAACCAGTTGTCGATCATCCGCCCGGCCGACCACGAGCCGCGCTCGGTTTCCTTGGCCTCGTCCCAGCGGCCCAGCGGCAGGCTGCCCAACAGCGGGTGGTGGCCGTGGTCGAACTGCATCTTGGGCATGGCGTCGCGCAGCGTCTTCTTCGTCGCCCCCGGCAACACCTGCTCCAGGTAGGTCCCCTCCCAGCTGTTGATTTCGGTGAGGGAGTTGAAGACGGTCCAGTGCCCGTCGATGTTGAGCCCGTCCGCGGTGTCTTCGTGCCGCAGCTCCTCGTCGACGGTGCGCGACAGGTTGTCGCGGACCGGCTGGCCCCGCAGAAGGGCGCGCAGCGCGAAGTCCGGGCAGTCGTTCATGAGCCGCTCCGGGTCGCGCCCGGTCTTCCGGAGGCGGTCCACGAAATCGGACAGAGTCAGCCGGTCATCGGCGGTGGGCGTGCGCATGGTCAACCTTTCCCGTTGGTGTGCGCCAGCCGCGGATGCGGGTGCGCCCCGGACAGATGCAGCTCTCGATCCACCGCATCCAGCTCCCCCGTCTCCGGGAGCTCGTCATCGGCGTCACGGGCGGACTTGGTGCCCGCCGCCGCCGGGGCGGGCGTGGTGGCGGGCGTGGCGGCGGTGGGCGGGGCGCCGCCGGGGGGTTGCAGCTGCACACTCACCAGGCCGGTCGGGACCAGCCGGGACACGTCTTCGGCGTCGACGGCCTCCACCGCGCTCTCCGGGGTGAACCCGGCCGTGATGTAGGTGTTGATCGTGGAGGCTTTGATCTGGTGTACCTCGGCGCGGCTGCGGGCGTCCTCTTTGAGGAACGCCACATCCCGCGTGTCGAACCACAACCGGGCATCGCCGCCGGGCGGCGGGACCAGCGTCTCCAGCGACCCGGCCGCGTTACCCCACAGCGCCTCCAGGGTCAGCTGCCCGAACCGGCGCATGGCCTGGCTGTAGTTGGAGTACGTGGCTTGAGATATGCCCTCCGACAGCCCGACGATGACCGGGGGCACCCCGGCGCGGGCGGCCAGCCGGGTCTCCCCGCGGCCTTGCAGGTGCTCGAACCCGATCTGCTCCAGCTGCGCGCCGATCACCTTCACGTCGGCGCCGCCGCCCAGGAACAGGGTCTTGCCCGCGTTTTCCGGGCCGCGGTGCTCGATGTTCATCTTCTCTTTGAACTCGGCGAACTGCGTCGGGGTGACCGACTCCGCCAAGCTCACCGACAGCGCCGGGGTGGCCGCGTTCTCGAAGTACCGGGTCTTGTGCCGCTCCATCGCCTTGTCGTTGACGACCTCCCGGATGACCGACGTCAGCCACGACTGCCCGCGGTAGCGCCCGGACGGGTCCGGGTCCGGGGCGAAGTGCGCCACCTCTTTGACGTCGAACAGGGCGACCTCTTCGGGGCGGCACTGCTCGATGCCGCCCTCGTGGTAGGTGTAGCCCACCCGCCGATACCCGAGGAACTCCCCGGACGGTTTGATGATCGGCATGAGGATGATCTGCACCCAGTCCGGGCGCAGCCGCACCGACTCCGGCCCGCCGATGCCGGTGGTCGTGGTGACGTAGGCGTTCCCGGCCAGGTCGACATCCTGGAGCATCCGGGCGAGCAGGTCTTGGGTGGTGCCGCCCGGGTACGGCCGCTCCAGCAGCGCCAGCGATGGCAGGCTGAACAGCCCCGACGGGCGCCCGCCGCGCATGCGTTGGAACGCGAACCGGATCAGGCTGAACGCCAGTACCCGGACCCCGATGATGGCGGCGACGGCGCCGTTTTCCTCCATGAGCTGGCTGGCGTAGCCCTCGAAGCTGGACGCCACCCGCTCCACCGGCTCGTACCGCCAGTCCTGGTTGCCCGGCCCGAACCCCCACGTCACAGCGGTGTCGGCGTACAGCCCGGACAGTGCGTAGGCGTAGTCGTCGATGGTGGTGATGGAGCGGTCAGCGGTGGCCACGGCGGCGCGGGTGTCGCGCCATTGCTCGATCACGCCCGGCACTGCTTACCCCGCTTGCTGCTGGGTGGGCCGCACCTGGGACACCGCGTGCGGGGGGCGGCGCGGCCGGACCTCTCGGGGTGCCCGCAGCAGATCGCGCACGATCACCACACCCCCCACGGTCAAGGCCACTCCGGACAGCATGAGGCCCCACGGCGCTCCAAACTGGAAGCCCACGCCGACGCTGGTCAAAGCAACCCCGATCAGCAGCAACGCGATCGCGTAGCTCGACAGGCTCGGACGTTTCACACCCACTCCCCCCACGGGGTCGCTCCCTCTTCCGCGCCGTGCACCCGAAACCCGTGCAACGCGCAGGTCACCGAAACCAGTGGGGTGATGTCGGCGGTGGACTTGCGCTGGTCCCAAGCCCACGCGTCCGCCAGAGGTCGGGTACCGGCCTCCTTGACCGCATCATCTAGCGGTTGCTGCCCACAGTGGCGGAGGCGGTCGGATTCGGCGGTCGTGTCGCCGACCAGCTCCCCGCACGCCATGGCCAGCTCACGCCCGGACAGCCCCCGCATGCCGCCCTTGCCGGGGTGGTGCGGATGCCACCGGTGCAGCCCGGCATTCTCGAGGTCCACCGCCAGCGCCCCGCCCTGACCGGCCGGGTTGTAGATCACGCAGCAGACGTTGTATCGGGCGACCAAATCCATGATCCGCGGCACCACCCACGCCGTGCCGCCGCCGGGGCGGTGGTCGGTGACCTTGATATGGAACCGGTCGTCATCCTCACGCCGCCCCGCGGACGCGACCGCCGCCGTGCGCCCGTCCAGGGACACCTCGAACGCCAACGCGATCGGGGAGCCGGGCCGGGATCCCGGGTCGGCGATCAGCGCCCACCGGTCGGTCTCGATGCGCTTGGCGTCTTCGTCCAGCTCCGGCCAGTCCCCGATGTTCAGCCGCTCCACGATGAACGTCTTGAGGCCCATGGCGCGGACCTCGCGGGCGATGCGCCGCTCCCGCAGCCGGAACCCGAGCCCCGGGTTCGACGCCGCCCACTCGCTGCGGGTGCGGGCCATGTTGCGGGTCGCGGCCACACCGGTGTCCATCGCGGCCCGGAAGGCGTCTTCGTCGGCCTGCCACTCCAGCCACACCAGCCCGGCCATGTCGTCGTCGGCTTCCGCGCCGGGCGGCGGCGGCTCCCCGGCGATCGCGGCCAGCGCGCGGGCCCGCACCCGCGCCAACGTCACCCCCCACTGGTGGACGTCCTTGTCCACGGCCGAGCTCGTGTACCACAGCTGCGGGTTCGGGACCGCGGACAGCGTCGGCAGCTGCGCCCCGACGACGGTCTCCGGCAGGTTGAACGCCTCATCCCAGATCACCAAATCCGCCGTAAAACCGCGCCCGGATCCGGTGGTACGCGCGACGAACCGCAGCCGGCACACCCGGCCACCGGAGATGTGCCGCCCCGACGACCCCGAGATGATGACCTTCGTGGGTTTCAGCTCGATGCCCTCGTTGCCGTGGGCGCTCTGGAACCCGTTCGCGGCGACCCGGCGCAGCATCCACGGCGTGTTCTCGATCCGGCCCTTGATCCGCCGGTACGCCTCCGTCGAGGTTTTGAACTCGTGCGCGGAGTGCAGGATCAGGTCCTCTTCGAACAGGAACAGCCCGGCCAGCTCCCGCGCCTCCAAGATGGAGCCCTTGCCGTTCTGCCGCGGCACCAAGATCACGACCTCGAACGCCGACCACTCCCAGGCGTCTTCGGACGGGTCCTCCGGGGACGGCTGCTCCCACAGCGCGCAGTCCAGGCAATACTCCTGCCACGGATCCAGGTACAGCCCGGTGGTGGCGGCCAGCTCGACCACCTCCGGGCCCGCCGTGACCAGCCGGTCAGTCTCCGGGGGGAGCAGTAGGCGGGCGGGCTCTTGTCTGCCGTAGAGCGTCGGCGCGGGCCTTGGAGCGTTTGGTGGCGCGGCGGTCTGCGAGGTCATCGGCGACGTCCTCGGTGGACTCCTCGATGTCGGGTGAGGACGGTCGGATCCGCAGCCCCCACAGTTCTTGCTGGTCGTGCAGGGCGCGCAGGCACAGCATGGTCGCGGTTTCGGACCCGCCGAGCGCCTTCACCATCCACGCTTGCAGTATCCGTTCATAGCGATCATCGGTGAGGGCGCGACGCTCCCGCACGGTCAGGGCAGGCTCTTCTTTGGTGCCGCGCACCCGGGTCGCGTGCGCCAGGTACGCCTGCCGGGCCGCGGCGGCGTTGCTGTACAGCGACGGCCCGGTACCGGTCGGGTCCGGGGACTCGGCGATCCGGTCGAAGTCCAGCGCCCCCACCGTCCGCAGGAAATGCGCCCGCTCCTGGCACTGCTCGGTTTCGGCTTTGGTGCGCCGCAGCCGCGGGCTTTTGCGGCCCAACCCTTCGGTGCTGCGGCTCACCGCGGCGCTCCCGGTCCGCGGGCGGCGGCAGCCGCGGCCCCGATCGCGGCCCGCACAAAGCAGTCCTTGGCCTCCAGCAGCTTCCGCAGGCCCTCGGACAGCTCCGGCCCATCCGGCAGCCGGGCGATCATGTCCCCGCCGATGTCCCAACACAGCGTGGACACCGCCAACGCCTCCGGCGGCAGCTGCATGTTCGGCGTGAGCCACCGCGCGAGGTGCTGCGTGGCCGGGTGCCGATCCTCAACAGAGATCATCGCTCAGACCCGGATCCCGGCCAGCGCCAACCCGGACAGCGCCCCGTCCACGGCCAGCCCCGGCCAGCGCCGCACTCCGATCTGCCGGGCCGCGGCCCACCCGCTGCCCCACCCGGCCTCTTCGGGCAGCAGCGGCGGGTTCGCCCGCAGTCCGCAGTGGAACTCGGCCACGGCCCGCCGGAAACAGCCCGGACACGCCCCGCAGGGCTGCCCCACCGGCAGGTAGCACGACCGCGTCAACGGCAGCAGCTCCGCCACCTGCGGATAGTCGCGCAGCGTGCGGCGCAGCAGCCCGGTCTTGGTCATGCGGGCGGCCGGGGCGACCACCCGGATCGTCGGGCCGTCACCGGCCAACGCGCGGGAGGTGGCCCGGTGCCATGCCCGCGACCGGTCCGCCTCGACTTCCCCCAGCACCGTCGACGTGTAGATCACCGAGGGGCGCATCCACGCCGCCGCCGCCACCAGCAGCGCCAGGTGCCGATGCGGGATGTAGCCGGCGGTGACGTCGGCGTTCTCCCCGATCGGCGGCCCGGTCAGCGTCACCGGCTCGAACCCGGCGATGCGCTGCGCCAACCCGTCCAGCACCTCCGTCATGGCCAGCTCGTACGGGGCGCCGATCTGCACGAACACCGGCAGCGGCGCCCCCGTCAGGTACCACACGCACAGCGACGCCACCCCGCCGGTGAACAGCAGCACCCGCGGCGCCGGACCAGGCAATCCCCCCGCCACCAGCTCCCCCCACCCCGGCCGTGCTACCAGTCGCAACGCGGTGCTCACGGCATTCGCCCGGCGATGTCTTGGAGCAGCTGGAGGATCTTCTCGTCGCGTTCGTTGGCGCGCCGCAGGTAGTCGACGAGGGTCAGCACCTCACCCGAGCCGCCGTTCCACGTGGGCCACCCCCACGGCGCCGGGCCGTCCTTCTCGCCCCACACCACCTGCGAGCACAGCAGCCGCAGCTGCTGGGCCTGTTCGGGTGTCAACTCGTCATCCCCCTCGGTCGGCGCGGCGCCGCCGCGGAGCCGGGCGGCCACCGCCGCCACCGCCCCCGCCGGTTTGTTGATCTCGATGTGCATGTCGTCGGGGCGCCCGGTGTAGTCCCCGCCCCACCGCAGGCAGCCGTCGTACAGCCGCAGCCGGGCCCGGATCTTCGCCACCTGGTCGGGGCGGAACGTGCCGCGTTTCCCCAGGGGATGCCGGGTCGCGTTCAGATCGATCGCCGTCCCGGACGCATGGTTGCTCAATGCCACCCCGGCCCGGATGACCCGGAACGCGTAGCCCCAGTCGTCCAGCTGGCCCTCGTCGATCGGCTCGATCTCGCGGTGAAACCACGCCGCGAAGTCGACCAGCAGCCACCCGGCGTCCCCGTCGGCCAGCCGGATCCGCCGCGCGGTGCCCGGGATGTCCCAGGTGCGCAGCCGGACCGCGTCCCCCGCGGGCCAGCCGTTCTGCGAGGTCGCCACTACGCCCGCCGCCCGGGGGTGCCGTCTTCCTTGCTGGTCACCACCAGCCCGCTCACGCCGCACAGCAGCGTGAACTCCACCCCCGGGAACCGCTGCTGCAACATCTCCACGATCTCCGCCCGGTCCTGCGCCATCTCCGGCGCATCCGTGGTGGTGATCAGCACCCGCTGCCCGCGCCGCACCTGCGCGGCGTGGAAGACCCGGTCCGTCATTCCGGCTTCCAATCCAGCGGCGGGAACGCCATCCCACCCGGGCCGCCGTTCAGGGCCTTGAGCTGTTCGGTGCGGCCTTGCAGGGCATGCCCGACCGCGGTGCGGGTGGCGTCCTTGACCGTCTCTTCGGTGACCGCCTCGATCGGCACCATGTGCGCCCCGGCGACGTAGCTGCCCAGCCGGGCCAGCGACGGCACCAACACCCACACCAACACCACCACCCCGGGCGGCGGCGCGGCCGGGTGCATGGTCACGGTCGCGGAGTACCGGCAGGCTTCGCCGGGAATGGCCTGCTCCAGGGCCTCGCCCGTCCAGCGGGTGTACTCCCCGGTGAGCTCGACGTGCCGGGCGTTCACGCCGACCTCCGCTGCCCCGGCGGCCCCACCGTGGCCGGGTGCCCGCCGTGGCGGGGCTTCGCCGCGAGCGTGATCTCCGTGTAGCCGGTGTCCCGTTTGCGGGTGTTGAGCCGGATCAGCCCCGGCCACTGCTGCCGCAGGCTCGCCACCGACTCCGCCACCGCGGCCGGGGTGCGTTGGCCTTGGCAGCCGCCGGGCAGCGTGTAGAAGTTCGCGCGGGCGGCCATCCCGTCATGCCGCAGCACCGCACCGTCCCACCACCACGCCCGCAGGCTCAGCTCGTGCTCGTCTTTGTAAGGCACGGTGAACCGGTGTACCGGATGCCCCGGTCGGGTGAAACATCCGAACACCGTGAAGATCAGAAACTTGAGTCCTTCGGACAGCCGGCCCGGGGTCAGGTAGAACGCATTCACCACCGGCGCCAGCCCCCACACCCACAGGTCCCGGGCGAAGCACTCCGTGAACATCGTCGTGAACAGGGCGTCGACATCGGCGACGGGCCGCAGCCGCTTCTTGTCCAGGGCCTCCTCGATGCCGGTCACGTCGTCGTCGACGCACACCAGCGGTGTCCCCGGCGGGTAGGCGCCGATGATGGCCTCCCGCTGAGCGGTAATGCCGCGCCGGTCCGTGGTCACCAACTCCACCCCGGCCGACGTGGTCAGCGCCCGGTAGGCGTCCAGCTGCTCGTCATGGTCATGGGTGAACACGGTGATGCGGCTCGGCCGCACCCCCGACCCCAGCAGCCACGGCAGCGCCCGCGCGCCGAGGCTGTCCGCCCGCCGGAACGACGGCACCGCCACCTGGTATTCGCGGGGACGTCCACGCGGCATCACCGATCACCCACCCGCGGCGGGTCCGGGCGCATGCTGCGGGTGTCCCGGCCCCCGATCAGCCGCCCGGATGCCTTCTTCGCGACGCGCGGATCGCGGCCGTAGGCGGCGCTGACCGCCCCCGCGGTGCGGTAATCCCGGATGTCGGCGGGCTCCCCGGTGACCAGCCGGGCCGCGATGCTGCGCTCCCGCTGGGTGCGCATCTCCCGCGCCCGCGCGGTCTCCAGCGCCACGGTGGCGCAGTCCCGCATGCCGCGCAGCGCATAGAACACCACGCTGAACCGGTAGCCGTCGCGCTGCCGCAGCCGCATCGGGGTGACCCCGTGCACCAGCTCATACCCCGGGAACAGCACACACCACCCGTCCCGGCACGGCACGGTCAGGTCGTACTCCGGCAGGTGCAGCGCCCCGCCCGCCATCTGCCTGCGGATGACGGGCATCGCCGACCAGGCCCGGAAGTTCCCCGCGTCGCGGTGGTACGGCAGCACCGTCGAATTGTTGATCACGCCGGAGGTCCAGGTGGTTTCGCCCAGCCGCCACTCCGCCTTGACCGGGGTGACCTCCGCGATGCCCTGCGCGAACACTGACGGCACCCACTCCGCCAGCGACGCGCTCAGATCGTTGGCATAGCGCAGCAGCACCCCGTGCAGCTGCGGGTTCTCTGTGGACAGCTGCGTCGGGGTGCAGCCCTCCCGGCCGTAGATCGGCCGCCGCGGATAGGACCCGAACGTGCGGGAGTCCCCGTACATGCCGCTGGCCCGCTGCACCGGGTTCCACTTGTCGATGCCCAACACCGCCCGCCGCAGGTCCCCGACCCCACCCTCGATCGGGGTGTAGATCAGCAGCGGGGCGCCGGACCCGGCATCCAGCACCAG